TTGTCTTACGTTAAGAGAAGCTCAAATAAAATATGATGGTTTGTGGAAAGAATATGAGGATTATAAAATATATTCCAATATGATTGCACATGGTAATGATATTGTATCTCAGTTTAAGCAAGCATATAGAGATGCAAAACAAACTTATGAAGTAGTTCAAGAAGATGGTAAGATTGAAACTTGGAGTATGGAAAGGGATGTAGAAGAACTTAAAGCAGAAATACTTTTAGAAATTGTTAAGTTTGAAGCTGAGATTGAACAAGCTACTAAATTAAGAAATGAAGCTTACGATAAATTAAAAGATAAAAATTACGATTTAGTAAGACCACTTAACGATTAGTATGAGTACTGGTATAACACAAAAGAAATCTTTAAAAGATATAATTACGGAAGAATACAAAAAGTGTGCGGTAGACCCTATTCACTTTATGAAGAAGTATTGTATGATTCAACATCCTGTTAGGGGTAAGATACCATTTCATCTATTTCCGTTTCAGGAAAGAACTTTAACACAATTTAATGGTAATCGATTTAATATAGTCCTAAAATCAAGACAAACTGGTATCTCAACCTTATCAGCCGGATATGCACTTTGGAAAATGATATTCAATTCAGATTTTAACGTATTAGTTATTGCAACAAAGCAAGATGTTGCAAAGAACTTAGTAACAAAGGTAAGAGTGATGCATGAATTGCTTCCTAGTTGGCTTAAAGGAGGTTCTTTGGAGGATAACAAACTTTCCCTTCGTTTACAAAATGGCTCTCAAATTAAGGCTATTGCTTCATCTCCTGACGCAGGACGTTCTGAAGCCTTATCACTTCTAATATTTGATGAGGCCGCTTTCATTGATGATATCGATGAAATTTGGGTGGCAGCTCAATCAACACTTTCAACGGGTGGTAGTTGTATTGCATTATCTACTCCAAATGGTGTGGGTAACTGGTTTCACCAAACTTGGTTAGGAGCTGAGGAAAGTAGAAATCCATTTAATACAATCAGATTACATTGGACAGTACATCCTGAAAGAGACCAAAGATGGAGAGATGAGCAGGAGAAATTATTAGGACAAAAGAAAGCAGCTCAAGAGTGTGATTGTGACTTCGTATCTTCTGGTGAAACTGTAATTGAACCGGAAACCCTAATGTTCTATAAAGAAACATACATTCAGGACCCAATAGAGAAAGGTGGATTTGATGGAAACCTTTGGAAATGGGAACATGCTGATTATAACAAATCGTATATGGTTGTGGCCGATGTGGCTAGAGGTGATGGTGGGGATTATTCTACATGTCATGTAATTGATATAGTTAATTCGGTTCAAGTAGCTGAATATAAAGGTAGAGTTGATACAAAGGATTTTGGAAACTTTTTAGTAGCACTTTCAACTGAATATAATGATGCATTGCTTGTAGTGGAGAACGCAAACATTGGATGGGCAACAATTCAGCAAGTTATTGATAGAGCATATAAAAACTTATTCTATATGAGTAAGGATTTAAAATATATTGATACTGAAAATCAAATAACAAATAGATATAGAGCAGAGGAAAGAGGATTAGTAGCTGGATTTTCAACCACATCTAAAACTAGACCTTTAATTATATCTAAATTAACTGATTACTTTAGAGAGAAATCGGTTATAGTACGTTCCAGTCGTTTGATAGATGAATTATTTACATTTATTTATATGAATGGTAGAGCTGAAGCTATGAAAGGTTATAATGATGACTTGGTAATGGCATTTTCAATTGGATTGTGGGTTAGAGATACTGCACTAAGATTAAGACAAGAAGGTATTGATTTAACAAAGAGTGCAGTTGGTGGTATTACATCACATACTTACAATGGTGTATATGGTGGTGGAAACACTATGGATGATAATCCTTGGGCAATGAGGATTGGAGATGGATTTGAAGATTTAACTCAATGGTTGTAGGGTTTTGATATTTTACGATATTTATGTTATATAATGTCAAAATGGGATTTTTTAGAAATTAATAATAAATTATGGCAGAACAGGAAATAGATGATAGAAGTTTTTTTGGTAGATTAAAGAAATTGTTTGCATCGCAAGCTATCGTAACCGTTGATAAAGACGGTAAACGTAAGGTTGTTGATACGGATGACCGCCAAATGAATACAAACTTCGTAAATCTAAGAGATAGATATACAAAGTTACAAAGGTCTTACTATGAGACTAATCAGGGTGCACAATCAATGGCATATCATCAAGTTCGTAGAGAGCTTTTTAGAGATTATGATGCTATGGATAATGACCCAATTATAGCATCAGCATTAGATATTTACGCTGATGAATCGACAACAAAAAATGAATACGGAGATACTCTTACTATTAAATCAACAAATGAGAATGTAAGTGCAATACTACATAACTTATTCTATGATGTAATTAATATAGAATTTAACTTATGGCCTTGGGTAAGAAACTTGGTAAAATATGGTGATTTCTTTTTAGCATTGGAAATAGCAGAGGGTAAGGGTATTGTAAATGTATTACCTTATTCTGTATATAATACCGAAAGATTAGAAGGTACTGACCCATCTAATCAAAACTACGTTAAGTTTAAAGTTGAATTAGATAGATTTGGTAAAAAGGAATATGAGAACTATGAAATGGCTCACTTCCGTTTATTATCAGATACAAACTTCCTTCCATATGGTAAAGCTATGATTGAAGGTGGTCGTAGAGTTTGGAAACAATTATCTCTTATGGAAGATGCGATGTTGATTCATCGTATTATGAGAGCACCTGAAAAGAGAGTGTTCAAAATTGATATTGGTAACATCAATCCACAAGAGGTTGATAACTATATGCAAAAAATTATCAACAAAATGAAGAAAACTCCGTTTGTTGATAAAAATAGTGGTGATTACAACTTAAAATACAATATTCAGAATCTTACCGAAGATTTCTTCTTACCTGTTAGAGGTGGAGATAGCGGTACATCAATAGATAACTTAAGCGGATTAGAATACACAGCAACGGAAGATATCGATTATTTAAAAGCAAAATTATTTAGTGCATTAAAGATACCTAAAGCATTCTTAGGATATGAAGAAGGTATTAGTGGTAAAGCAACTCTTGCAGCTCAAGATGTTCGTTTTGCTAGAACTATTGAAAGAATTCAAAGAACAGTTGTTAGTGAGTTATATAAGATTGCAATTGTTCACTTAGCTGGACAAGGTATTGAAGATTCTGAATTAACAAACTTCCAACTTACTTTAACTAACTCATCTACAATATATGAGCAAGAGAAAGTAAATCTTTGGAGTGAAAAGGTTAGATTAGCAAGTGATATTAAAAATATGAATATGTTATCTACGGATTGGACATATCATAATGTATTTGGTATGAGTGAAGATGAGATGGATACTGAAAGAGCTAAAATGGTATTAGACCTTAAAGACCGTTTCCGTTATAACTCAATCGAACAGCAAGGACAAGACCCAGCAAATCCACCACAACAACAAAATGTGGAGGAGGAGATTGAGAAGATGAAGCAAGAAATTGCTGGTGATAAAGGTGGTAGGCCAAGAGAGGGAAATACATATGGTAAAGATAAACATCCATTAGGTAGAGACCCATTAGGTAACAAAGAAAATGAAGCGGAAAGAAAGAGAGAAATGAGAACGAATGAATCAAATAAACGAATAGCGCAGGAATATATTAATGCATTTTCTTCAAAAAAGAAAATTTTAAGTGAAAAAACACAAAAAATCGACCTTCTTGATGAAAATAATTTATTAGATGACACCAAATTTTAATAAACATTAAAAAGTTTATATTTATATGTGTTAGTTTATAGACATAGGTTAAATTATAGGGTAATAAATGAAAAAAATAAAACATTCCAAAGTTAAGAATACTGGAGTGCTATTTGAGCTTTTAGTAAGACAAATAACATTAGAGGTACTTAATGGAGATAAAACTGAAAACGCTAAACATATAGTAAAAGAGTTCTTTGCCGCAGGTACGGAATTAAATAAAGAATTACGTCTTTATGATTTGCTATTAAAAGAGAAGTATAATTCAGAAAGTAAAGCAGAGATGTTTGTAGAAACTGTATCTCAAGCTCATAGTAAATTAAATGAGAACAAACTTGCAAAAGAGAAATATAATCTTATTAAGCAAATTAATGAAAAGTTTGAATTAGAACAATTCCTTTCTTCTCCTATAACTAATTATAAAGTATTAGCTTCAATATATAAAGTGTTTGAATCTAAGAAGTCCGAAAACTACGATATTAAAGATATATTCAATTCTAAAGTAACCCTTATTGAGAACATCATCTCAAGACCCGCAGTGGCTAAAACTAACAAAACAGAGGATACTAAATTAATTGAATCATACAAAAAGCAAGATAAAGACCTAAGATTATTAACTTATAAGATTCTTGTTGAGACTTTTAATAAAAAATACACAAATTTAGATGAAAAGCAAAAAGGACTATTAAAAGAGTATATTAATAATATGTCTAACACATCTAAATTTAAAGATTACCTTTCAGTAGAACTTCCACAAATTGTGAAAGAATTAAAATCTATTAAAGCAAAAATATCAGATAAAGTTACTACTATCAAATTATCTGAAACTATTTCTGTTTTAGAAAAAATGAAAATTGGTAAAAATGTAACCGATAGTAATGTTTCATCTATAATGCTTTCTTATGAGTTAATCAAAGAATTAAAATCAAAGGTGAATGGAAAATAGATTAAAAGAGATAATCAAAGGTATAGTTAAAGAAATCCAATCTGAAAAAGAATTGGAGGAAATGTCTGTGACTGGTAATGTAGCTGGATATGATACTCCAAACGCATTTTCTAAGCCTGGTCAAACTGGTAAGAAAAATAATAGATTGGCTAAAGTAACTGGTGGTGAGGTTGTTGATGATTTAGAAGAAGCTAAAGATTGGTTAAAAAACGATGTACCTGCGGATTCTAAAAAACCATTAGAAATTAAACCAACTGCAACTGATTGTAGTGATTCTGGTGAAATTGCAGATAAGAGCGGTATGATATTAGCAAAGGATGATGATGAGGCTAGCTTAAACGAAAATCGTTGGTTAGCAATTAAAAAAGAAGAAAGCTCTCCTAAAGCTAAAATGAGTAAGGGTATAACATCTATCAAACAACAATTAGGTGAAGTAGAAAAATTTGTTAATTGGTACTCTAAGATAAAGAATGAGAATGGTGTTAAGAGAGATGATTACTACAAAAGAACAAATAAAAGTTTACATAAGATAAAAGAGAGATTAATGAACCTTTCAGAAAAAATAAGAACATTATAATATGAACACAGCAATTACAAAAGAAAGACTAAAAGAATTAGTTAAAGAAGTAATGACAGAAGAGTCAGAATATCAAGCTTTTTTTGCTAAAGCATTAGAAAAAACTGGCAAATCTATTCCATCTATGAGTGATGATGAAAAGAAAGCATTTTTTAACAAAGTAGATACTGCTTGGAATGGTAAAGGTGACAAGAATGAAGCATTAGTTGGTGGACAAAAGAAATTAGATGTTGATAAGGATGGTGATATTGAGGGAGATGATTTAGCAGATTTAAGAGCTAGTAAAAACGAAGCAAGAGATGATAAAGGAAATGAATTTCCTGAATTAGAAGATGTTAAAATGGCTGTTAAAAAAATAATGCAAAATAATGATGTTGAAAGACTTTTAAGAAATAAAGTTATTGCGTATTTACAAAAAGAAAAAGGATTTACTGGAGCTGGTAATACAAATAGTAGTAGATTATACGATAAAGTAATAAATGATTTACTTAAACACTAAGAATTAAAATAAGAATGAAGAATCTTTTAATAGAAACAAAATTATTTGAGGGAAAGGTGCAAGAAGATGAAGGTGGAAGAACCATTGTTAAAGGTATTCTACAAAGAGCTGGTGCTGAAAACCAAAACGGAAGAATTTATCCTAAGCAAGTATTAATGAGAGAAGCTAAGAAATATGAGCAATTCATTAAAGAACGTAGAGCATTGGGTGAATTAGACCATCCGGATTCTACTGTAATCAACTTAAAGAATGTTTCTCACAATATTAGAGAGATTCATTGGGAAGGTGATGATTTATGTGGAACTGTTGAAGTACTATCTACTCCATCTGGTAATATCTTAAAAGAATTATTAAAAGCCGGTATCCTATTAGGTATTTCATCAAGAGGTATGGGTTCTACAAAACCTATGGCTGGAAATAAAGTAGAAGTACAAGAAGATTTTGAATTAATTGGTTGGGATTTCGTAAGTAATCCATCAACACAAGGTGCATTTATGGTACCTGTAAACGAATCGGTTAATAGAGGTTTACAGCAAATTGGTACTGATGTTTGTGGAGATTATTGCAAAGCATAGGATTTGATGAGAGAAATAATAACTGAAATATAATATAAGAATGGCAAAGAATTTTGACATATACGATTTTGTACACAACAATAAGATAACCTTAAAAGTTGATGGCAACAAAGGAACAACTGTAGCTAAGGCATACAATGATATCCGTAAAACTAACTTGAAAGAAGTAAAGATAGTTAATGGTAAGTTCAGCTTATCTGAAAATTTAGAAGATAGAAAATTATCAAACGAAGTTAAAAAACACTTCTTAGAAATCATTTCTACTTACAACACTTTCCAAGACCAAATGAAAAGACAATCTGATATGACGGAGGTTGCAAACACATTGGGTGCTATTGTTGAGGCTGCAAAAGAAATGACATTAAGAGAGAGTGGTGATTGGTTTGATAATGTGACTGTAAAAAGAAATATGCAGGAATTAGATAAGATGGGTAAATCATT